ATCAGGGATTTGTTGTTAGCCAAGAACAAAGCGTATGGCGACAGTGCACTAGAACCTGACAATATTTTTAGTAAGCTCGATTCATCACAGGCAATCTGTGCACGAATCGATGACAAGCTCAGCAGGATAAAGAATGTAGGGCTTGACGACAAGACAGAGGATACACTTGATGACCTCATAGGCTATTTAATCTTACTCAAGATTTCGCGGGAGCGTAGCGGCAGCAAGGAGACTGTATGGACCACGTGTAATTGTGAACATGGGTGGCATAATTGTACATGCAAAGTAGAGCTTAATCTTAATGGTGACGGTACCTTTGCTGATTATAGCGAAGGTTACGCTCCCCCGTGGAGCTATGAGGTAGAGAGAGTACGTGTCTTTGTTAGCGACCCCGGTGACGAAATGAAGCCTATTGAAAAGAAACAGGATTTGTGTGACAATGAGTGAAGACAAGACATGGACAGCTAGCCACATGCGGCTTAGTCCTTCTAAAATAAATACGTACTTGAAGTGCCCCCGTGAATTCTATTACAACTATATAGCCAAGCTTCCTCAAAAGAAAACTATACACCTGTTCCGTGGTACGTTGGTACACCAAGTATTGGAAGACTTATTTAAAAAACAATTCCGTACGTTACCCCAGTGGGAGAAAGGAGCACCCAAGTTATGGGTACAAGGACAGTTCGAAACTGGCTGGGAAGAGAAGATAGCTAAACATAAATGGCTATGGGATGTACACACCAAGGAAGAGATGGATTCTATGTATACTGAGACTGAAGCGTTACTACAGAACTTCGTCGACTCCGTCGACAAGAAACTAACAGAGATGGTACAGTGGAAGATATTTAAGAACAAGCAACAAGCTTGGAACGCTGTAGCACCTAAGTACGCTGAGAAGTGGGTTAAGTCTAAAGAGTACGCAATCGTAGGAGTTATCGATGTTGTATGTAATGATTTCGATGGTGGTACTACACTACTCGATTATAAGACCAGTAAGCGCTACGGTGCATACTTACCCGAAGAATACTATCGACAGTTAATCATCTACGCTTTCTTATACACATTAGAGATGGGAGAGATGCCTGACTTTGTGGGCGTCAATTACCTACGCTTTGATGATACCTTCTTTGTCAAGGTTAATCAGAACGTACTTGATGAAGCAAAAGACTTGATTAAGATGGTACATGATGCTATCAAGGAGCGCGAAGAATACGAAGATAGATATGAGCAGAAGCCACAGAACTTATGTAAATGGTGCTCGTTCTATAAAGGTAACGGCGGCCCTTGCGAAGTAGAGCTTCCTAAGTGGAAACCTAAGTTTTCTAAACGTAAAAAAGAAAACTATGCTGATGTAAGTAATAAATTAAAAGTTACATTAGATGTAGAGTCTCAATCCCAGTTCCCTGACTTCGATTGAGGGTAATCTTTAAATACAAGCGTCATGTAAAATAATACATGGCGCGCGATGATTACGGAGCTATCTCTGTAATCTCTGATGAAGAACGAGAAGCATTAGGGATAGGAGGTAGAAAACCAGACGATGAAGAAGAAGGTCTCTTTGAGACTATTGGTAAAGCTGGAGACAAACTAGGAGAAACTCAGTTTGGAAAAAAATTAGGTTCAGTGTTAACTGTATTACTTTTAGCAATGTTTGGTAGTGGTACTGTAGATGTCGGCGTGTTACAAGATATTTTTGGAGGAGAGGAAGAGCCCATCACATTGGGTGGATGTATGGACGTTTCTGCTGTTAATTTTAACAGTAAAGCTACTTTCGATAACGGTAGTTGTGTATTCCCTCCTCCTGTAACATATGGTTGTACAAATCCAGATGCGAATAATTATAATGCACAAGCTACCCATGATAATGGGCGTTGTCAATTTCTTGGCGGCCCCGTCAACAACGATACAGGTAACAACGAGACTCAGACTAACGAGACAGTTTACGGATGTATGGACATAGATGCTGAGAACTACAACGACCGAGCTGAGGAAGATGATGGTAGTTGTGAATATGAAGCTTACGAATGTGAATCAAATGCAACATACTTTTATAATGGTTTACAATATGGGAACTATTCTAGAGAAGACAACTCTTTAAATATTACAATAGATATAGATACAGATTGTGAACAAGATACATTACCTGTCATGGTGTTCTTTGATATAGGACACGTAAAGGTAGTTGACAATGAAACCGTCTGGAATGGTTATATGTACACCAATTACTTCTTTAACGTAACAGGGTGGGAAGGCAACGAGTATACATTATCTTCGGGAGTAGAATACTTTACCGAACCTTATACTGGTTGGTATATGGTATATGTTAATCTGTATGCAGATTGGAATAGAAATGGTGAGTATGAATACGTAAATTACTTTTATATAGATGAAATAATATTGGAGGACCCAGATGAAGCCTAGATATAATAAACTATTAGAAGCTATAGGAGAGGAAGAGTGAAAGCACGTGAAATGCTTATCCTTACTAATATGTTAGCTAAAATAATTTCAGATGTAGATGATTTAAAAGAAATGATAAGAAAGAAGACCTTCGAAGATTTCGAAGAGAATTTCGCGGAGGAAGAATGATTGATGATTACAGATACTCTAATAAAGATACTGGAGTTTACAGCACTAATATGTGTGGGACTCTCTCTTTATATAATAGGGTTAATGATAAGGTATGCAAAGAAAAGAACAGTACCAGTAAAGAAAGAACCAAAACAAATAAAGGAGAAAAAACAAATGAGTAAGGAAGCAAGAGAAGGAGCTACATTTAATGATGTTTTTATGTTTATGATAGCTGTGCCTCTAGTTTTACTGTGGGTTGGGTTTGCAGGATTCGTTATACATAGCGGACTTGGTAAACCTGAAGTTCTTGACAACATCGAAGCATATACAACTTTAATAGCTATATTAGGTGGGCCAGCCCTTCTAATTATTAAAGATGCTCTAGATGTATGGAAACAAGAACAAGCAGAAAAAACAGCTTTCTATAAAGTGAAAGCTCAAGCAGTTATTGATTATAACGATGCTGTATTGAAACAAGCACAAGATGTAGAGAGTAAGGCACAAGAACAAGAACATAAGATGGAGAACAAAAAATGATAGAACAAAATATAGAAGAATGCAGTTGTGAAGACTGCACATGCAGCTGTGATTGCTGTAAAGAGGAATAAATATGTCGATGGGAAAAAAACCAATAACATCATACGAATCAATTCCAGCAGACAAACCTAAAACATCAGAGATGTATATGGGTTTAAAGCCAGATGAAGGATATGATAATCAAACACCAAACGTCAACTTTGTAGATGACAAAAAGAATTACCAAAAGAACTCAGATAAATCAACATTATCATCAGGTTAAATATGGTAAAGAAAAAGGGACTGTATGCAAATATACATGCCAAACGTAAACGCATCAAAAAAGGTTCCGGGGAAAAGATGAAGAAACCGGGAACCAAAGGTGCACCTACGAAGAAACAATTTAAAAGAGCAGCTAAGACTGCCAAAAGGAGGAAAAAATAATGCCATACGGTAAAGGTACATACGGAAAAAAAGTAGGAAGACCAAAAAAGAAGAAAACCAAAAAGAGGAAGAAATAGTGGCCCCTAAGAAAAAAGATGCTAAGCTAACGAGAGCAGGAGTATCAGGCTACAATAAACCTAAGAGAACACCTAAACACCCAAAGAAATCGCACGTAGTTGTTGCTAAAGAAGGTTCCAAGACTAAACTTATTAGATTTGGACAACAAGGCGTATCTACAGCTGGTAAGAAGACAGACAAGAAATCTAAAGCCCGAAGAAAGAGTTTTAAAGCGCGCCACGCTAAGAACATTAAGAGGGGTAAGATGTCTGCTGCATACTGGGCAGATAAGGTTAAATGGTAAGCTTTATATACATAGGGCTTCTAAATATGTATGGGAACCCGCCACAGGGCCATTGCACCACAGGTAACTTAACGCAAGTGCCATTGTGGGTACCCCAAAATATGGATATATCAACATATGAATAATACAAACAATGAAACAGCTGGAAATGAGACAGCAGAAGATGGTAACATCACTGCTCTTATCGACACTGTAGAAGAATCTGGAATGTTAGACGCAATAATGGACGAACCATTACTTATGGCACTAGTTGCCGTAGTACTAGGTATGGGCGGTTACATCGCTTATACTGTACCAGCAGTCAAAGAATTAGTTTTTAAATACATTAAGAGCAATGAGACTGAGTTAATGGGACTTTTAGATAAAAATCTAACTAAAGTACAGATGAAAGCTTTTGAGAAGCTAGACGCAACAGCACAAAAGCACGTCAAAGACTCTTTAGTCCGAAATGTTTTAATAACAGCTTGGGATGAAAAGGATGACGAGCTAGCTAGTCTTGTAAAATCTAAAGTCAAAGCAGCCCTCGATGAAGGGAAAGGGCTTTGAACGTAGAGGAATACGAGCAAAGATTAAGGCAGAGGGTTGGAGAAGCTGAATATGGACGTCATAAAGAGCTTGTCCGCCTTCTTGCGCGCAATCTTGCTCTTGAAGACATACTGTGGGAAGAAATTCTTGTATGTATTCGGGATGTTAACGCTAGAACAGAGCTCTTGCGCCAAAGAAATACAATCGTTAAGGACATTCATACTGAATTCCGAGCGTTAAACATTGAAGTGCCAACTAGTGTAGAGAAGAATACCGAAGCATTCGCTTCGTTTTTAGGAGATTTATCTGATGAAGGAGAAACAAAAGAGTCTAAACAGCCTGCTGACAGGTAAAGGTGGGTTAGATTCTAGAAAGTTAGAAGAAATCTTTAAAAGTTGTAGACTAGATACTACAAAAATGCGGAAATTGATTAGAGCATTCTGTAGTTCTTACCTAATTGACGGAAAACAACGACCATTACTACTCAGACCTTTACAAGAAGACATAGTTATAGAATGTCTAATGTTAAGAGATGACGATAAACAAACCAAATTAGCAATATTAGCTCCACGAGGCAGTGGGAAATCGTTCGCATTGTCTGTAGCGGTGACTATATATATGTTTTTTAATAGATTTAGAGATTTAGTATTTATACTGGCCCCTACTGAGGACCAAGCAGCTCTAATCTTTAACTACGTCTATAGACATTTTGCTGATAACAGCTTTTTAAACGGCTTAGTTAAGAATTATCGCTTTCATAACAAGCCCAACATAACACTTAAGGGGGGCACAATAATGCGAAGAGCTCCATTGGCGCCTAGTAACCAAGGACAAGCTATAAGAGGGCAACACCCTACGTTCCTTGTTGTTGATGAGTCTCCACTCATCGACGATAAATTGTTCATTGACAATGTAGAGCCTGCTATTGTTGCTAATAAAGCTCCTTTTATTAATCTTGGAACACCAAAATCCAAAGATAACCACATGTATAGGTATTTATATGATGACGGTTACGCAGCAACCTTTAAAAGGTTACATTATACATGGAGAGACGCCGTAAAGAAGGGGGAGGCTTACTCAGCTCCCTACACTGATGAAGAAATGCTAGATAAGATGACTGAATGGGGAGAAGATTCTATCTACTGGAGGACAGAATACGAGTGTGAGTTTGTAGAGTCTGTAGCGAATGTATTTAATCCAGAAAAAATCAAGGCGTGTTATGATGATTACGAAATTACTAGACTCGATGGGGATGGAAAGCAGGGAGGAAGCAATATTATTGTTGGTGTTGACATTGGCAAATCTGTTAACTCTACTGTTATTAGTGCATGGTCCCTTGAAAAGTCTGACAAAGAAAATATTGCTAGACTTATATACATTGAAGAAATCAATGCCAGAACTGGTGGACACGATATTCCATACCAACGTCGACGTATCATGGACATTACCACTCAGTTGGGTGCTAATAGGCTTATTGTTGATTGTACTGGTATGGGCGGTGCGGTTGAACAAGACCTCAGGGTAGCTTGTATGAATGAAGATATTCATTTTGTGGCATTTATATTTACCGGTGGACCTAAAGGAACTAAGACACAAATGTATAGAGATTATGTGTCGTATGTACAACAAGGTAGAGTTAGAGTACCAAACCCAGAACATTTAGATGCTAAAGATGCTAAGTTAATACACAAGTGGACTAGAGAGCATATAGATTTAGAATATACTATGGATGTAGCCAATAAAACTGAAAAGATTTCAGCACCTAGTAGTAAACATGATGATTATTGTGATAGTTCTGCTATGGCAATACATGCTACACTAACTATGTTGCCTATGACTGGTAACTTTGGACAAAGTATAGTTTCTAGACCAATTAACAAAGCAACAAGTATTAATAGGCCAAATCATTCAGGTGGACCACTTTTTACTACAACTAGACGTAATGTTTCACTAAATAAGCAACCTTTGCGTGGTTTGTAAGAAAAGCTTTATATACTCGTAGAAGTTAATTATAAATAGCCATGTCGTTTATAGATAGAGTTAGACGCAGGTTTGCATCAATTGGAAGCAACCCGTCTTATAAGAAAGATGACCCACGCAGTTACGGTGAGGGAGTAATTCAAAGACTTAAAATAAACAGAGGAGTTGGTGGTTTTGGACAAAATAAAGATTTTGAACCACATGTAGGTAAAAACAGAACTTATATGAATGTTTACCTATCAGACCCTATTGTTAGAAGTTTAATTGACTTACCTTGTTTGTACGCTGTCAAAGATAATTTTGATATTGTTACAGCCGAAGATAGTGTGAGAGAAGAAGTAGAAGAAATGTTCCGCGATATAAATATAGAACATATATTATATGGTTGGTTAAGAAATGCCCGTATTTTTGGTACAGGATATTTAGAATGGACTGGAGATAACCTTATTTTAAGGTCTAGTCAAAATATGTATGTAAAGAGGAATGAACACGGACAGATAGAATACTACTATCAAAAAGTAGGAGATGATGATGAAAACGTAAGGTTTGAAGAAAATGAGATTATCGAACTGAGAAACAATCAATTTGATGATTTTGCTTACGGACTATCAGACATACACCCTATACTTTATCTAGTGGATTTAAAAGATTATGCCGAAAGAGACATAGGAGCTGCTTTAAATAAATATGCTTCTAGTAGGTTTGATGTAAGCGCAGGTTTACCTGATATGCCATACGGTCCAGATAAAATTAATGAGATTGTAGACGCATTTAATACATTAGCACCCGGCGAAGATATAATTCACGGAAACGATATACAAATAAAAGAACTACAAGGTACACAACGTGCATTTGAGTACGGTAAATATACTGATGATATATTAGATAAGATACATGTAGCACTTAAAACACCAC